TTAAAGAGTTCATCCTTTGTCAATTTAATATCAACAGGACGTACATCTCCACCCAAATATATTGCACCATAATCACCATCTGGTTCTGGTATCTCAGGAGCATAACTCAAACTCTCACCAGAATTTGAATGAGTTACCGTTTCTAAAAAAGAATCATTTTCCTTCTCGTGAAGATCAATGAATGGTTGACATAAAGATGGACTTAAAAAATCCTCCTCAACATACATTACTTTCTTCATTGGTTATACCATATACTAAGAGCAAATCTCTCACCACCCTCAATCTTACTGACTGAATGTTTATATACGGAATTTGAGAAGATAAGTAACTTACCTGTCTCTGGTTTTATCTCATACTCATCAAAGCAAGTATATCCACCATCAAAATCATCATTCAAATAAAGAACTGCTGCAAATAAATCAGGTTCTTGATTGGGTCTATGTGGATCAATATGAGGTTTCATAAAAGTACCAGAAGGCCACCTCACCACACCTGCATAATCTATAAGTACTCTCTGATCAAATGTCTTACAAACATTTGTTACTTTATCAACAGCATTATTCTTTTGAGATTCAAAGTATATACCATCAAGAGTTGTTAGATATGTATTACCACCTCGACTCTCATCACCATAAGGCATTTCATTTGAATTTGACTTAGATAATTCAATAAGTTCTTGACATTCTTCTGGAGAAATAAAATTCTCCTCTGTATAAATTAATTTTTTCAAACAGTGTAGGTATTAGGTGGTCCAGAAAAACGAGGATCATTGTAAGTTTTTTTATCATCATCAACTTTATTTGGATTAAAGTTAGGATCTGGATAATCCTCCCAACTATTACCCTCATATTCTGTGATCAATGGATTAATATCTTTTCGTTCCCCGTAGACATGATAAAAACAATCTATAGGTTTATCATCTGGATCTGCTACAATTATTTTCTCATTATCAAATTGAACTATATTGAGATGAAAATGTCTCATACCAATAGGTTGTAATTGTACTGTAATACTATCCTCATGTACTAAATCTTTCCAATAATATGGTAATTCAATTGTATTAGAACCCTTTAATCTTCCTCTATAATATACTGCAACTTCAGGGCCCTCAATACAAGCATAACGAAGTCTATGTCCTTCACCCTTTGTAGGGTGTTGTATATCAAATGGTTTTGGTTTTCCATCAGCAGCAGAAAATCTGGATGCAAGTCTTCCTTTATTACCACAATCTACTTTACCATCAAAATAAGCATCACCACGAACTCTCAGTACATCAATAGATGCACCACCTGATACATCTAATCCATGAGATGTTTTACCATCACCTTCAATGGTTACATTACCATCGGATTTGATTGATAAATCAGCTTTAGCTTTTGGCTGTGTATCAAGAGGAAGTTGAGAAGATGGATTAGAAGTTACATTTAAAAATGCTTCATATCCTGGAGAAGCACTTGTCTTACCAATATAGACAGGGCCATTCATTACTGCCGTGCCAGTTGGAGAAGTATCAGGTGGAACATAAGAAACATCATTTGTTCCAACAAGTAATTTATCTGTTTGAGTTCTTGAAATATTCATGATTCTGGTTCTTCCTCAGATGTAGAATTTGGATTAACAATTTCAGCAAGTTTAATTGCGGCTTTAATTTTTGACATAACACCATATAGATAATCAGAATAGGAAGAAGCTATCGCAAATCCATATGTTATTTCCATAAAACCATCTGAGATAATATTCATATTTTGACTGGCATTTAAAGCAAGTTTTTCAGCTTGAGCTCTAACATCAGGTGCTTTCATATTAATAAGTTTATTGGCTTCAAGAGTAAGGTTTCCTTCTTTACCACCTCCTTCAGCATACATTCTTATATTCTTTGCTTTTAAAATAATATCACCATCTTCACATTCTAATACAATATCACCTCGTTTTGCAAGAACGTACTTTCCTTTTATTGGTGGATCATCAGAACTATTACCTCTAACCTTTAAACCAGTTCCAAGAACTTCTAAAGATTGTCCTGGTGTATTTAAAACACATTTACCAGTTCCTGGCCCACCTTTATCTCCATCCTTACCAGTACCAGAATAGAATCCAAATCTTTGTCCTTCTTGTGTATTAACTTCATAATTGGTCATACCATGAATGGTAGCTTGACCACTTTGAGTAGCATGTCTATAACATGCATCTCTCATAAACGGTTTCCCGTCCTTTGGTTTTCCTCCATCGTCAGCAGGTGGTGTTCTATTCATGATTGTACACAGTCAATTACGGTAATTACAGCAGTTTGAGTTGTTTCAGCAAACTTCTTAGCATCCTCAACTCTCTCGAAGTTAAGAACAGGCAATAAACTTGCCCCAAGTCCAGTATCACTATTTATTTCAATTTCTGGTAATCCAGTAAATCCAGAACCACCATTAGAAACAGAAACTTTTACAATCATACCATCAACAATTGTAAGATCTACTTCTGCTCCTCCAGTTTGATCTTTACCCTGAGCAGTTGTTCCAGAAACAGTAGCAGTATCACCATCACTATAACCGAATCCAGTATTTTGTACAACTACATCACCAAGAGATGTAACATAAGAAGTTTCTCCATCATATGATCCATTCGGATCTGGTTTCATTTCTTTTGTAACTATTTCATTTAATGTATTACCATTGGAATCAACAGTAGGATTACCATCATCATCAAGAATAGGTAAAAGAATATCCTGTGTACTGGTTGACATATAATTATGTCCAGGATCAACTATAACAATATCAACAATACCCATCTCTAATCCATTCGGATCTGATTTATAAATCTTATCTGCATCACTATCACCACCAACAGTTATACTATACCCAGCAAGATTAACTGGTACACCATTAACCATTAATGGTAATCCCCCTTCACCACCAACAACTACTTGAACTCCTATTAAATCACCAGTATCAACAATTCCTATTGGATTACCATTGGAATCAACCATAACTAATTTACCAGTATCAGGATCGGTAATAATAGAAGCAGGATTACCAGTAGTAGGATCAAGACCAGGAAGTATATTTGGAATATTACCTAAAACAGGAGTTCCACCTGATCCACCAGCAAATACTGGTACACCATCAATAGCACCCACATTTACAACATCACCATCACTAGTAACAATTGGATCTCCATTAGAAGATACAACTGGAGTTCCACCTATTCCACCTGCAACTATTGGAATATTAGTTCCTTCAGCAGTAGGTATTGTTAAAGGAGTTCCACCTGACCCTCCTGCATATACTTCATTTCCATTAGCAACAGGACTTACAGGCCCCATAACAGGATAACCACCAGCACCAAAACCATTATCACAACTATCAACAAATGTCATTAATGGTGGATGTGTAAATCCAAAACCACCATTAAGTATTGTAGCACCAACAACTTGTCCAAGTGCATTAACTACAGCCTTAGCACTTGCACCAGTTCCATTACCACCCATAAAATCAATTTTTGGTGGACCACATTCAAGTACATCTGTTGAACAATCTGGTGCTCGAGGATTAGCAAATGGAGGACCAATAGAATTTATTTTGTCAATTATACCACCCATATCAATAACATTACCTTTTGATGTACCATGTCTTGCAGAAAAAACAGTTGGTTCAGGACACTTCATCTCATCACATTCTAAAGTTTGAACTATAACATCTGCAATCTCCAATCCTTTTTTAAATAAGTCACTTGGCATACCACCTTCACCACCTATTGCACCATTAGTAATATTACCAAGTGATCCAAACAAATTACCTAAACCACTATCAAGCATATTTCCAACCTGACCAAACATATCTCCTAAGAAATTTTCAATAGCACAATGAGGAACATCTAACATTGTGTCTACCATATTTTCCAGACTACCCATTAAGTAATCTAATAAAGCCTCTTGAACATTTTCAAAATGACAAAAAATAGCATCAACAATTTGTTTTGTTGCTTGTCCAGTCGGTGCTGCTAATGGTTTTGGTGTTACTTGTGCAAGAGTCTCTTTTAATTTATCTAAAGTATCTTTAACTGTATAGGCTCTGGTACGACGTATTATAGACGCTGTTGCATCATGTATTTTGGCTTGTGTCAATTTCATCTCTTCTTGCATATTGACAATACCACCAAACTGCGGATCTACAGTTTCATTCAATTCAGTAATTGATTGAAATGCTCTCATTCTATCTGTAAAATCTTTAATAGCATGAGATATTCTTGCCTGTTCATTACCATCACAAGGACTTCTATCCAATGTCATTAAGTCTGTATCAACACTTGCCTGTTGACTTGCGACTGTTTTTGATTGTGTAGTATTATCTGCAGATAAAACTCTGTAAGCAGGACTCTGAGGTATACTTCTTTTATTAATAACCTGTTTACCCATTTTTTGAACAACTTTGGGTGGAGTCCAAGGTACAAAATCAACTTGATTCTTGGAATTAAACATTCCAGTACTTACTTGATCTCCTTGAGTTTGTTGTTTAAATAAAGTTCCAAAGATAATAGGTTGTTGAGCATCTGTACCATCAGCAAAAAATCCAACAACAACTTCTCCACCCTGTAGTCTCATCGTTCCACCAAGACCACCAGTTGAACTCATATTAGCAGGCATCAAGACATGAGCTAGAGGAAGATCCTTATCTGGTAAATCCTCTGCATTATCATGATAACCAACAATACGTACTCTACATCTATGAGAATATATTGACGCTTCTTCGCCAGATGAACTATTCTCTGATTTATATGTTTCTAATGAATTATCCCATTCACCTTTTTTAGGATCGGTAACTTGACCGATCCACCATTGCATAGGTTCTTTACCAAGGAAATTAATCGAAGTCATTCGTCGTATACTCTACACTCAAAAGCATCTGGATGATTGTCACAATACACTTCTAAATGTTTATCCTCATGTCGTGTGTGCCAATCATTAATAGAAGCATCATTTTTATCAACAACATCATCCTTATGATATCCTTCATAATTTGCATGAGCAGTTTTCAGATCTTCTTCAGTATATTCCAACATACCATGATTAACATGTTCCTTATGATCCTTTGGATCTAAGTATACTTCATGATCTAAATCGTGTTTGATTTGAGACATAATTGAACCTTACCTCTAATAGTATTTAAGCAGTTTTAAGTAGTAAATACATTACGAATCAATGACAATTGTGATGATGATCCTTTAGTATTAATAGTATGTCTTAGTTTAGAAACTAAATATTCTCCATTAAAATCCTCTTCTTTTTTTGTACTAAAAGTTCTATTACCACTTTCATCTGATACAGGCATCTTAATTTTAACAATTTGGCCAGCTCTTAAATTTGGATCAAATGGAATTACAATTGTAAATGATTGAGCAAATAATAAATTAGACTTAGCATAAGACTTATTCTGCGTTTTGGCAAGTTCTTCTGGTTTCTGTACTTCTTCTGGTTTAGATCCTTTTTGCATAGCACCTTGATCCAATAACCTATACATCAACCTTGTTGGTTTATCCTGTAGATTATTGGGTAATACTGGTGGTTTTTTTAAAACATCTTTAATATTAAAATCAATTATTTCCTTCGTTCCTTTCTCAATATCAACATAGATTGTTTTAGTTGCATACATACCATGTCTTAAATTCATACCAATATCATTAGTTTGATTAAATTGAGTATTAAAAATACGAAAATCACCAGGTTGAGAACTTTCTGTTTTTTCAAAAGTTTTGAATGGTGATTGTTCTAATAATCCATCAATCGATTTAAACTCATACCCATCCAATGTTTCCCAGAAAAGAAAACCAAAACTCTTAGCATCTCTTTGTGTTTTAGGACATAACCACTGTATTGTATCAATAGGTCTTCTCAAATTACCACAAAAAGTATACTTATTACCAGCACTATCCTTATCCAACTTCTTTTTAGTTTGAATACCTTTAGTATCACTTACTAAAAGTTCTTCAACAATTTGATCAACCGATCCATCAAATCTTTTAGTTACTCTTGCAGTCTCATTAATAATATTTTCTACTGTTACAAATTCTAAATCAGATCTTTCACCATTTTTATTTGTAATTACATTTCTAACTCCATTAAGCATTAAACCATGTTTTTTAGTTATCTTAAACTTTCCCAAATCAGGTGTATCAATCACTAAACTAATATATTCTCCACCAGTAATACCTTGAGTACTAATAAAACCATCCACATCTATAAGATGTATCTTTAAAGATATTGAAGGACTTCTAATACTTTCAAAATAAGTAAGTTCTACTATTCCATTTAATAAAGAAGTCTTCTCCTTCAAACTTCCACCAGTGGGAAGAAGGTCACATTCAACAATTTTAGCGGCTATAGAATTTTCTGACATTAACTTAACTTAGAAGCAATTGATTTAATTTGATTAGCAACAGGTACAGGTATAGGAACAGTCGTGTTCTGATTAGAACCTACCTTCCGAGTAATAGTATTAGTTTTTATTACTCTTTGAAGTAATATTTGTTGTTCACCTCCCATATTAGTATTTAACTGTCCGATATTATTATTATTATTTTTTTGTGCTGAAACATTTTGATTTATATCAGCACTTAAAGCATCTAATTTAAACTCCTCCATCATGTCTGAATGTTGTTTTGCTTCAGGATTTGCTGCAAAATACTCCTCCTTATCTTTTTCTGTTAACATACCTATTGAACCACGCATTATGGATTTATCACCCATTGTTTTTGATTCTGATGTAGTCTTAATCATGTTATCAAAATCAAAATGAGTATCTGATGTTTCTGTTGTTTTTGGACCTGCACCCATCATCTTTGTAAGTTCTACCCCCTGTGCATAACTCAATTTCTTTAAAGGTTTTAAACCCTGCAACTTTCTTTCTTCATTAACATACTTGAGCATATATGCTTCTTGTTGTGCTTTCTCTTTTGGATCAGTTACGACACCTCTAGTATGTCCTAACTGTTCGCTCATTTTTAAAGAACTATTAGAAACAATATTACCTTTTTCTTGAGGAACAAAAACCTCAGGCCCGCTTTCTCCTACAAGATATGGTTTATTTTTTGTTACTGGTCCACCAGTTTCTCTTGCTGTCAAAGAAGATAACTCATTCATTATATTAGTCTTTTTTGATTCTAATTCTATTTGTTTGTCACTAAGCTTCTTCATACTGGATAAAAAACCTTGATTCAGATTCATATTTCTCTGAGAAGAATGTTTAACACTGTCATACAGTTTATTAATATTCGTTAGTAACTGTTGTGATGTTATAGTCATTAGAAGTCAAATAAATTCATATTTGTATTAGCATTTCCTTCTACAAGATTAATAAAAGGAATACCACCATCTTCAGAAGATATTTCTCCATTATTAGCATTTGGTGCATCATTTAGATTATCATCATCAGTTATATCACCCTCTGGTGGCAAATTTATAGGAGGCAACTCTACAACATTTTTATTTTTCGAAGGAGGTTGACTAATCTGATCCACAAAATCTTTATTTCCCACAGTTGGAACAAATGGTTTTGATGCATCTGCTTGTGATCCCTTTAAAGCTTGTCCTGTAGTTTCCATCGCTTGTTCATATTCTATAGTACCTGCCTTAACAGTTTTTCCTCCAATGACAATTGTTGCATCTGGATATAATATTCCTCTTAGCCTTGCTTTCTCCTCCAAAGACTGTTCTTTATTTGTAGAGGTAGTTGTTTGAGATTTATCTGATTTACCCATTCCACCAAAGTTACTTTCTTCTCGTGGAGTAGACATATTCAAGAATTTACCAGTGTCAATCTTAGCCCCTTCACCTATGGTTTTACCTTCAGGCATATTAACCATATCTTTAGGATCACTGCTTATTGTTCCCAAGATACCAGAACTAGAACCTTCTGGTTTATCTTTCCTTGGTTTATCTTTACCACTAAACAAATTGGAAAACCAACCTTTTTTCTTTTTGTCACCAGAAATAGTAGTTTTACCTTCAAATGTTGAATACCCTTTCGTTCTAAGATTACCTTTTTTATCTGTATAGATGGCTTCTTCTGGAGTTCCTTTCAATATCATTATCTGTTTCTTTACTTCATTATGTTCTGGTGAACCATAACCATAGATATCCATTGCATTATTTGCTGCTTTCTCTAACTCTATTCTCTTTGATAATTTATCCGCATCTTCTTGACTCATATTACCAGATACCACTTGACCTTTTTGCAAAGTAGCACTCTCACTGGTACTAATACTTTTACTTTCTATACCAGATGGTTTTCCTTTATCATCTACTTTTCCACTCCCATCTCTCGTCACATCTCTAGCAATTAGTCCAGCGTCTATACCAAAAGAGAGACCAGTTCCCCATCCTGGAACAGTAGATGCTGCCCCAGATGCGAATTCAAGACCTGCACCTGTTACATCACCTTGCATCAATCTATGAGCAGCAAAACCAGTACCCATCAATAATCCAATACCAGGAATTTTTTTAAGTAAACCTTTACCCAATCCTTTACCTACACCTACTTTAGCACCAGTACTTAACCCCTTTTTCAGTAACTGTTCACCACCTTCTGTCGCTATTTTTTTACCTCCTCCACCAAATAATCCTTTAAACAAACCTTTCTTAGCACCAGTTTCTAATAATTGTTCACCACCTTCTTTTACTATTTCTTTACCTCCTCCACCAAACAATCCCTTAGCACCAGTCTTAACACCAGTTTCTAAACCTTCTGTCGCTATTTTTTTACCTGCACCTTTACCCGTTATAGTTTGAACAGAACTCTTAAAACCACCACTAATCTTTGCTCCTAAATTTTTTACCTGTTTAACACCAGGTACTTTATTAAGAGTCTTTCCTACTTGACCTATTATCTTTTGTGTCATTTGAGGAGCTATCAGCAATCCACCACCAAGTAATGCAAGTGGGGCTGTTATTGCAGTTCCAATAGCACCCATCAAATTACCTATAAAATTACCTTTGTCTTCAGGTGATTTTCCTTTTGTAGTTGTAGAACCAGGAATCAACTTATCCTCTGGATTAACACCACCACCTTCTTTTCTTGCTTTTTGTAAAGCATCTTGTTGTGCAAATACAGATTGTTCTGCAGCTTCTACTTCCCTTTTCTTTTGTTCTCGTAAACCAATTAATGTGGTAGATACTGAATCTACATCACCATGCAATATATCTACTGAATTCTCTAAAGCTTTGAGTCCACTTTCTAACTGGAAAATAGTATTCTGTACATATTCATTTTTAATATTAATACTCGTCTTACCAAAATCTATTGATAATGTACTAATTAAATTATTTAAATTAAGTCTATTCTCATTCGCAACAGAAACACCCTGATTCGCCAAACCCAATGCTTCTTGAGATAGAGGATCAGTAAAAGATTCCTGTCCTCCTCCACCAAAAAAGGATTCTAAATTTATCTTATTGGGAGTTTCTTCACCCATACTTCTGTACGCCTTCTCTTTGTTGTTGTTTCAGATTCTCATGTTCAATGTAATCCCTAAGAAGGGCAAGATAGATTTCTCTTTCCCAAGGAATCATATTTTCAATCTCTGTCAAGCTATATTTATGGTATTGCATGAGAGCGAAATTAATCTTATAATAAGACTCCAAATCCTCCCTTGCAATACTTAGGCGAAAAAATCAGCAAGACCCTCCAAAACGATCTCATTTTCAACATCAGTCTCAGGATTTTTCACTGTGAAAGTATGAGAAAGTTTTGGCATTGTACCAAAGAACTGTTCAACCTTTTTATACTGTTTTGAACTCAATTGTTCTACAAATTCAAGTCTTTCTTTTGGAGAATAATCTTTAGAATCCCAAGATTCTTCCTCAGTAAAAATAGTATCCATACAATCTGCAATCACTTTAAATGTTTTATCCACAATCTTTTCTGGTTTTTCATTAACATTAAAATTATTTTCAATAAACTGTTCTAAAGATGGATACTTCATTCTCAAAGTCATTTTATCATCTAAAACAATATCCTTTGTATGACCTTCTGGAGTTTGTACTTTAATTTCATCCACATAAATTCTGACAGGAACTTGAGTTTCACCATCATCAGGACAAGTTACTGTAAGATCAATAGCTTCTCCAATTGACTTAGCACGAATATTCAAAAACAAATGTTCAATATCAAAAGTTGGTAATTCATCAACTTTAACACCTCTTGTTAAAATGCATTTTTTAAGTACATCTTTAACTGCGGTTGTAATTTCTTTTTGACTTTGAGATTCTAATGCAAGAATTAATATTTTTTCTTCTTTTACAAGGAAAGGTCTATATTTTATTGTCTTCCCATTTGAATGAAGTTTCAACTCATAAGTAGGAGTCGTAATTGTTGGTAATGGCATAATAATTTAATCAGTAATTTATTTAGAATAGAACAGTATCAACCCCAGAATGTATCAACTGCAAGACCACCTAAAGGACCAGCATAAGCAGTAGCAGCGACTTTAGCAAGTTCTTTACTACGTCCACCACGTCTTCCTCCTCTTCTATTTGGATTAGTAAGGACATTTTTATTTCCTTGTCCTTTTAAAATCCTATTAGAAAAATCATCTGGAGTTGATTCTACCGCATAATGTCTTCCAACAGCATTGTAATCTGCAAAATACCTATCATATGCAAGTGTTAAATTACATCTTAACACATTAGATTCACCATAGGCAACTTTCATTGATTGTAAATTTGTAGGCCAAACATTTACAAACTCATAAGCCATCATACCTTTATAATCTTTAGACTCCGATCCCTTATTAAACGTATCTCTTTCATACTTGGTTATATGAAGAATCTCTTTATAAGTATCTGGGTATCTAAATCTACCATATGCATTTTTATTTCTATTAGCAGTTGTCATAGGATTAATATATAACATCCAACTCTCAAGTACTTGAATAACTACATGATCTGCATCAACATAAAAACCTAAATTAAGATCTGGAAAATTTCTCTGTATTGGAAAACTTTCTTCTATACCCTGACGATTACTTGTAACCGTTGTAGTTTCATAAGATGTACCTGGTATTTCAGCTTCAGCACATAAAAGACTTAACTTTCTTTGCCAATCTAATCCGTTAACTCTCGCAGAACCAGATGGTATTGTATTACCCAACCATTTATCATAATTACCAAAAGAAAAACTTACTTGGTAAAAGGTATCAATAGAAGGTTTAGCTATACTAGACTTTACCCTATCTACAGGTTCTTGAAATATTTGTCCTCTTGTCGGAAATCCCACAATAAATAAACTTAGACTGTTATACTATATATGAGCTATAAGGGAACATATAAGCCCGTCAACCCCAAAAAGTATAAAGGTGATCGATATAATATTATTTATCGCTCTTTATGGGAAAAAAAGTTCATGAATTACTGTGATTTAAGTAAAAATATCATAGAATGGTCTTCAGAAGAGTTTTTTATACCATATAAAGATCCAACAACAAGGTCTGTGAGAAGATATTTCCCTGATTTCTTTATTAAATATAAAGATAATACTGGTAAAGTTCGTAGATCTGTCATTGAAATTAAACCAATGAGAGAAACAAAAGAACCTAAAATTACAAAAAACAAATCAAGAAAAACTATTCTAACAGAAACTGTGAATTATTATAGAAATCAAGCAAAGTGGAAAGCAGCAAGAGAATTCTGTAATGATAGAAAATTAGAGTTTAAAATTATGACAGAGAAGGAATTGGGAATATGATTCTTGAAAACATTGTTGAAAAAATGGGTAGTGTAGATAGGAGTGGTGATTGGTTTCGTACTGAATTACTGGAAGAACTTGGTACTCAATCTATAGACGATGATTTTATGGATACTGGTGGTTTTACACCAGGTTCACTTTACTTCTTTGCATACAAAGCAACTACAAAAAAATTACCCTTTTATGACATGTATCCCCTTTCATATGTCATTGAAATGTATAAAGATGGGTTCTTAGGATGCAATCTTCACTATGTTACATTTCAATATAGAGATGAAATTGCAAAAAGTCTTCTAAATAATTCAGCACAAGGAGCCGTAGCAGTTCCTCGTAGAACCCTGCATAAATATCTTTATTCGGGTGTAACGGGTTTACCTCACAAAATCCCAGATGCTGAATGGAGTGATGTTGCTCAGTTACCCACTGAGAAATTTGTTGATATGCGTGGTATTAAAGTATCAAACAATAGGGTTTATAACACAAATTAATGAAAAGTAAAAAATACTCTATAGGAAGTGATGAAGTCTCCTTTGAATTTGACGGGGGGAACTTAGTTGGTATAGTAAAAAATGGTTCTCCTGTAGATCCAAACAGTGATGATTTTGCATCATTTAAAGATTCTGATGAATCATTAGAAGCATTTAATATTGGTGTCTACGGAAAACCAAATGTTGTCGATTCAGTTGACACAGCAAATATAGAAGTCCTTAATGATAATTACACAAAAGCATCTAAGAAAAAAGCAAATGCAGAAGCAGCTGCAGCTGCAATAGGAGCTTCAAACCAACCAGTAGCACCAAATGCAGGAAGAGAATCTAATCCAAGATTTCTTCAAGCAGCAAAAAGACCTCAATATGCAACATTCCCTCCACAACAGTTGACATATCCAGTTGATATGGATAAAGATCAAGATTATATGTCAATTAAAATACATGAATATAAAAGAAGAGAGGTTGATCAAAGTTATTCATCTTCGGAAAAAGCAGTAGATCCAAAAGGTGCATTTAAAAATGAAATCTGTTTACCAATGCCAGTGGTAAAAGATTCAAATGCAGCTCAATGGGGAGAAAGTACAATTAGTGCAACTTCAATAGGATTGATGAGAAGAACTGCTAGTTTGGGAGCGAAAGGATTCCTTGGTTTGGGTGGTGGTGCTGGTGGTGAAGTATCAGATAGAGATTTAGGTGGTGGTGATGGTGGTTCTGGTTGGGGCTGGGGTGCTGTTAAAAGAGATCAAATATTGAATATGGCAACAAAATTAGGTGGTATGAATGTTAGTGAATTTATGGCCAGAGCTCGAGGACAAATAGAAAATCCAAATGCAGAACTATTATTTAAAGGTCCAACTATCAGAGACTTTGGATTTTCCTTTAGTATGGTAGCAAGAAGTGCAAGAGAAGGTGAAGAAATTAGAAAAATTATTAGACAATTAAAAATAGCTGCAGCTCCAGCACGTAATAATTCCTCCTTACTTACAACTCCAGATATATTCTGGTTAAGATATATGAGAGGAAATAAAGAATTAGAAACAGTCAATAGAATGACTGATATGGCTTTATCATCTATAAACGTTAATTATTCTCCAGGTGGTTTTTGGAATTCTTATGAAGATTCTCAACCCATAGCAGTAGACATGCAACTATCATTTACGGAATTAAGACCAATATATAGAGAAGATCAAGAAAATACATCATTTGCATCAGATAGTGTAGGTTACTAAAATGGTATACAAAAGAAACTCTAATTCCTATTTCAGACAACTACCAGATTTGGATTATCCATCTCTGTCAAATGATCGTACATCTTCATATGATTATATAAAAGTCAAAAATATCTTCAAAAGAGCAGTAATGCGTGATGATGTTTTTGATTCTTACGTAGCCTTTGAAAAATATTCAATTGAAGGTGATGAAAGACCTGACAACGTTGCTCAAAAATTCTATAATGATCCAAATTTAGATTGGATAATATTAATTACAAATAATATTATTAGTGTTAGAGAACAATGGCCTATGTCACAAAATGATCTCTACACATATTTGGAAGAAAAATATACAGATCAACAAATGAGTTATATACATCATTATGAAACTCAATTAGTTGTTGATAGTGAAGATAAATTAATTCAACCAGCTGGTTATTGGGTTGACTCTGATTACACAGTATCCTTTGTTGATAAAGGTACATTAAAAACAATCAGTAATCTTAAGTCAGTATCTTATATACAACATGAAATTAATTTAAATGAAAAGAAAAGACAAATAGATCTCCTAAAAGAAGACTATCTACAAATGTTTATAAGTGATAATAGTGAAATAATGGAATATAAAGAATCTCAACAATATATTAACGACAAATTAAAGAAAACAGAAAATCCAAGATTTATAAGTCCATAGTAAAATTCCTACGATGTTCCCAAGTTTGACCACTTGTGGAACCTTTGCATGGATTAATACATTTTGGACTTTCCATAGTATTACAAAGTAGTCCTGCTAAATCATGTGGGCATCCTATTTTTCCTGATGACCAATACAATTGACCGTCAAGCCAATGTGATTGACAAAGCGAACATACCTTGTACATTAATATAAATTTTCTTCCTGTTCTGTTAATAGTGTAACATCTGAAGTAGGATAGGCAACACAAGTAAGAACAAATCCATCTTCTAATTGATCCTCATCCAAAAATGACTGTTCTTCTTGATCTACTGTGCCTTTTACAATTTTCATAGCACATGAAGAACATGCACCTGCACGACATGAAGATGGATGATCTAAATCTGCTTCCTCTAATGCTTCTAAAATGTATTGATCATCATTACATTCAAAAGTCTCAGTTGACCCATCTGGTGTCTGTAAAGTAATTGTTGCCATTAGAAATGATACAAACCTGTGTTATTTAGTGACTTCACCTATTACCCAAGAGTTAAATCCATGACCATTTATTCTTAATTCAACATCAACTACTGCATCTTCAGGAACTACTAAACAATATCCAATACCAAGATTAAACACTCTCTTCATTTCTTCTGGAGGAATCTCACCAGCAAGTTGAATCTTACTAAAGAGTTTTGATAATGGCCAAGAATCATAATCAATATGTGCATTCAATCCATCAGGAATACATCTTGAAATATTTCCTGGTATACCGCCACCAGTGATATGTGACATACCAAGAATAGGAAACTCTTCTAATAAATCCATAACCAATGGTGCATAGATGGTTGTTGGTGTAATTAATTCTGGTGTCTCTTTATAGAAAATCTTATGTCTCCATAACATATCATTAATCAAAGTATAACCATTACTATGCAACCCACTACTTTCTATACCAATAATTTTATCACCTGATTGAATTAATTTACCATCTATTATTTCACTTTCTTCTACAATACCCGTACAAAAACCTGCAAGATCATAATCATTCTGTCTAAAATGTTCAGCAGTCTCTCCACCTATAAGTTCTAAACCTGCTATCTCACACCCTTTAAGAATACCAACCATAATGTCAGCAACATTCTCATCTATCTTTTTAGTAGAGACATAATCCAAAAAGTATAATGGTTTAGCACCAGATGTAATCACATCGTTAACACACATGGCAACAAGATCTATACCAATAGTAGTATAATCTCCAGCAATCTGACAAATATTCATTTTAGTTCCGACACCATCAGCACCAGATACTAAAACAGGTTTCTCATACCCATCAGGTACTTTAAACAAACCACCAAATCCACCAATGCCAGGTGCTTTTTCTCTGAGTCTTTCTACAAATTTGTTTCCAGACTCAATATCAACACCTGCATCCTTATAATTCATAATACTTTTTTTCCACCATACTTTAAATATAACCTTTTTACTTGTTCTTTGTCAAGTCCAGCAAGATTTATAGAATTATGCAATGCTTGTCTAATACATTGTCTATCAGAGATGGGTGCTCGTTTTGCCCATCCATGTTCATCAATAATTGTCTTTGCACCAGCAAATCCAATATTTACATCATTTATTTTATTGGACATGTATTACACCCTTCATACCAGCACCAGCATGAGGATCACACTGGAAATAATAATCACCTGCCTTATCAAAAACAACATCAAAAGTTTCACCAGAAATAAATGCTAGATCACTATGAGACATTTCTTGATAGGGTTCATCAAACATCACATTATGTGGTGGTAACTCGTTGTTAACAAAGGTGACACTTTCACCAACAGCAACCGTTAGTTCACAAGGTTCAAAGACTAACATGCCTCCTGAACCCATTTGAATCTCTGCTGCATATGCTTTAAAACTAAGAGCAAAGAAAGATAAAAATATAATTACCCATGCAACGAATCGATTCATCCACAGGTTAAGATTTTTCTTTTTTAATGTAGTCATAATATTATCTCATAATAGAACTGAAGAGTGATCCCTCTTCTAATATGCAGTCTATACTATTTGGATGTGAATTTAAATAGGGTACATCTTCTACTGCTTGATTTCTAGCAGAAAAGGCATCATCAGCATATTCACAAATGCTCTGATGATGCCTTGTATGGTCCATATAGGACACAGTATAATGAGACACGATTTAAAGCCGTGGGCTCGCATAAATTGTACAAATATTTATTTTAGTTATAGGTAATATTAACTATTTTTATCAGTAAACCTTAACCTCCATCAATATCACAACCAATCATTGATCCACCAACAACTCCTAATGGAATTGCCCACCAACGACCATCACCTCTTGACATTGCAGCACCAGCAGCACCACCTAAGATACCACCAGCAATCTTACCATCAGTACAATCGTTGTCATCAACCTCATAGTGTCTTTCAACTACTGTTCTTGTTGGTCTTGTGATCGTTGCTCTATTTCTTTCACATGGAAACTCAACAGTTTCCTTCCAAGACCTTACATATCCAGGATTATCCTCTGTACCTGGTACATATTCTTCTCTATATTCAGACCTATAACAAGTCTTAGAAGAAGAATAACCTGGCTGATATTCACTTGCTGTAACAGGTACAGAAGTTAATAAAAGAGCTGCAGCAAGTGCTAATTTCATAATTCTTTTCTTTATATATTATATAATAACATAAAAAAGGGGGGTTGCAACCCCCCATGTGACAGTTTATAAATCAACCCTCAGCAAGTTTAGAAAAATAAGAGAGAGCATCTTCTTCATCTTGGTCTGTTTGAGGAGCAGTAGCTTGTGGAACTGCAACTGGTACTGGTGCAGGCCCACGTCCCTCACTTTCATCTTCAAAAGATTCATCAACAACAGAACGTTTCTTATTGCCAATAACATAATCAAGACGTTTTTTCAAATCTTCATAAGATTTAAACTGATCAGCAGCAACAAGTTCTGCAAGAGAATATTCCTTTTTCCATAAAGCTTCAAGAGCCTCATCATCATCTAAAAGTGCAGTCGGAGAAGCAAACTCAGAACTATCATAGTTCCAGAATCCTGCAACTTTTTTAATCTTCAACTTAAAGTTTGCACCCTGCCAGAAATCAAAAGGATTAATTGCTTCCTCATCTTCAAACTCAGGTTGCATTGCAGCAGTAAGTTTATCAAATATTTTCTTACCAAACTTATAAAGAAATACTTTTCCTTCATTCTGAGGATTAGTAGGATCTTTTACAACATAAATGTTACTGTAATAAGATAGTTTTCTCTTTTGTTTACGAGCAACTTCCTTATCAGCATCAATTCCAGAATTCCATAACTGGGAATTGTGTTCGGACACAGGATCTTTCTGTCCTAAAGTTGTGAGACTATTCTCAATATACCAACCACCAGGCCCTTGAAATGCATGACTGTAAAGTTTTGCCCAAGGTAGATCTTCTCCATCTGGTGCAGGTAAAAAACGAATAACGGCATAACCGTTACCTGCTTTATCTACTTCTGGTTTCCAAAGGCGATCATCTGCACCATTAGAACCTTTATTCATTTTTTCCACTTGACTGACAAGTTTTGCAGTCAATGAACCAAGTGACGACTGTTTCTTTAAACTAGAAAAAGACATTAGATTTTTTCGGATTTATTTGGATTAAGGGTGGGAGGTTGGATTCCTGTATTACCAACAAGAGGAGGGCATTACTACAGTAAGTAAGTTTTCGCCTCTGCCTGAGACCCGACTGGTAAGTCGATTCTTCCTTGGGGGAAGCAGCACCACCTGTGTCTCATCACCTTATCCAGCTATATGCCAGAAAGATTATTCAGTCACTCCCGTGTCAAACCCGTCGATTCAACACTAATATTATATAGGTCTTATTTCCGATTGTCAAGCGCTCTAAGAAGATTATCTAAAGTTATCTTCATCTGCGAAAACATCTGTTCTACTGTCATACTTGGAGGCATACCTAAAGTAGTTAATGACTTTTTCATTTCTTTAACAATAGACTTTGCCTTTGGATCATCAGACAACTTCATTCTTACATACATGAGTTGTTGTTTCTCAAAAAGTTTTTGCATTCTTTCAATTTGTTCTTCTTTCTGCCAAGCTTCTATAAGCCCTGTCTCTGCTAAATCTTTCTGAATCTCATACTGAAGTTCAGCGATCTCATCAAGACCTTCTTGAACCTGTTCTGAAGAAAAGAAATTACTCATTTTATTACAATCCTCTTAAGTAGTTTTTTGTACTTTTTAAAGTCGATATTATTTAACAAAAATGGTTTATATTTGTCAAACCTTAAACTGACGGTTTCCCATACAAAATCATTTAACTTTGAATCTAAATCTTTCTTATATCCTACTATAAGATCAAGAATAATCAAAGTCTCTATTGATATATTCTTTTTAAAATGTTCTTTCAGAAGAATAGGATGAACACCATTCTCACACTCAAATATAGAATTAAAATCTCTATCGTCACATAACTGTTTCATTTCTTCTTGAAACAAATAACTTAAACTTTGAACTTTTTTCTGCCATGAAGAATATTTCTCTTCACCAGTCTGAATAATTTCTCCGATCCACATTCTCTGGGGATCATCACACTGGGAAAAGATTGCAGTAAAATAATCAACTATCTCACCGTCCTTTTTTTGACGAGACATTTTTTCAAAGAAATATCGATCTTTTCTTTTATTAAAAGCAGCAGTAGAAGCATTTGTTTTGCCTCCATACTTAAAATAATCGAATTTATTCTTTGTAAAATGATTTTTGAATGCCAAATACGTTGTATAGCAATCAAATCCTGTCATAGAGGTAGTTTTGCTCTTGAAGTTTTTTTCAAGAAGTTCAATTCCGTAGCTTCCCATTTCAACTTCTCCTTAAGAGGTTTTGAAAGAAGTTTAGGAACTGATTCAAGTTCAATAGCGTTTTTTTCACAGTAAAAAATAATTGCATCAATGTAACTCATATTGTCTTTAGAGACAACACTTTCAATATCCTGTGCAAATCGTGCTGAGCACAGGAACTTATCTTTTAGTGCTTTGTTTATGTCATCCATTAACCACCATTCGGTTTCCAACAAATTCTTTAACATAATGTACTAATAATTTAATGTAGTCACTTTTATTTCTCTTATCATAAACATGAACATCACCTTCAGGTGTGACCATAATTGTGATAAGTTTTTCAACTGCAATACCAGTCAACTCATAGTACATACAAGCGTATGCAGTTTCTTGAACAAAGTATTGTTCAATCCACTTTTCTGGTTTAATCTTTTTTGATGTTTTAAAGTCGATAATAGCGAGTTCACCTTCATACTCAGCGATACAATCTACTCGACCAGCTAAACCAAGATATTCAGAATAAAGAGTACGTTCTATTGCATGAATAGTTCCTATCTTATCCAAATATGGTTTTGAACTCCCAAACATGAGTTTAGTAAGTGGTAGGAAATTATCCCAATCCAACTCTTTATTCTCAAGATATGCTTGTGCAGCTTCGTGGTAATCTGTACCCCTTTGTGTAGATTCTTTAGAAATTCTATTTGCTTCTGCTTCACCTACTCGTTGTCTCCACTTCTTAAAAACGTCTCTATTATAGAAACTAGTAACTGAAGTAATAGAAGGAACCCAATCTCCATTAGGTAACTTATATAGGCGAAGCCCATCAAGTTCTTTCTTCTCTAATTCGAGATCACCAAGATGATTTTCAACAATAAACATTAAAACAAAGAACTAAAAGGACATTTACCAACTTTATTGGTTTTAGAAAATAAATTTTTACTATAACCATCGACATCTCTTCTTGCATATAGATCGTTTTCTACTGTCTCTTCATATTCATCACGATATTCTTCCTGTTTAAGAAAAATATCATCATTTAAATTGTCTGAATAAAAAGAGATTCTAAAAAGAGGATCGTTCTTTCTTATTATAACAGATTTTGTCTCATTAACAAGAGTAAATGCAACACTTATTGTTCTTGACCAATTTGATAAATTAAACCAAGCAGGAACAGCAATAACATTATTATTCAAAGATGTCATAGGATGATCATTCTGTTCAATCCATACATCACTATCATGTGTCCAAAATAAAAATTTAGGAACATATAACTGAAATACAGGTTTTGGTGAATTGATATGTTGATGATCGATATCGATGTACTCAATCATATCATCATCCTCTACCTCAATAATAGGGCCTTCGGAAGTCTTTTGAATAGAAAAACAAAGATCAATAGGAGAAGTTCCTATAAAAATTCTTTCATTTCTATGTTTAAAAGCAGGACACTGTTGATATACATATCCATTACCTACAATATCTGATTGTCTGATTAATGTAGAATTCAAAGAGTAAACATCAGCATAATGTATGGTTTTGGACATTACATACCTAAGGCCATTTTTCGAATGAGGTATTCCCTTACAAGACCAGATCGAACAATATCATTAATACCAAATTCAACCATTTGAAATTGATCAGGCATTTGTTCAATGATCTTCATAAAGTCAAGAATGCCATTCTTCTCATTAAGTTTGAGAAGATCTGTTTGACTTGCATCTCCACAGAAAATAATTTTGGCATCTTCACCCACACGAGTAATTATACTATCTAATTCGTGAAAATTCAAGTTTTGTGATTCATCTACAAGAACTATTGCTTTATCAAGAGTTGTACCACGAATAAATGATGTACTCCAGAATTTAATTGTCTCTTGTTGTTTTAGATTACCATACAACATCTCAAAGTCTGCATCTGTAGGCATCTCAAACATATACTTAACCATATTCTTATATGGTATCTGATACAATGAGGATTTATCCTCATGATCTCCAGGCAAGAATCCAATCTCTCTTGTTGAGACGAGAGATCTTACAATATAAACTGAATTATAAGGTGTTGTTTGATCCAGTATATCTTGCAATGCCAAATAGAGAGCTACAAATGTTTTACCAGTACCTGCACAACCATATGCAAAAATATGTTTACCTGCAGCATAACCATCAAACAACTTTCTTTGGTTATCTGTTACGGGTTCGATCTTTGTAAAAAGATCTGCGTTAATAGGTTTTTTACGTTTCATTTGTTTAGCCGTCATTCCTACACCGATAGGAAGATCTGATTTTTTCTTTGCCATTATCGAATACGTCCAACGTTAGCTTTCGGAGACTTACCTACCTTGTCAAGAACTTGGTTCCATCCAGGATATTTTTTTGTAAGTTTGTCTTTCCATTCTCCGACTTCGCCAACGCCAGCACATCCTTTAGACCAGTCTTTATCCCAGTCAGGATTTGCTTCCTTCCATTCATCATAAGATTTAATGGACATATTCATTTCTTTAGTCTCACCAGTTTTCTGGTTAATCACAGGATAAGTAGGCATACAATTCTTAATGATCTGTAAAGTTATTTAGAAACCCAATCAAGAGCTTCTGATACGATAGGAAATTGTTCGACAAAAACTTCTCTACACGCTTCTGCAATCTGCATATGTTCTTTTTGAGTTCCATGTGCAGATCTTAGATTAATATAATGTATCCAAGAACGACAAGAACCTGTCATATAGATCCTTGTAGGAGTAGCAAGTGGTAGTACAAACCTTGCAGATTCTTTCGCAACACCACAATCAGTCATCCTTTTGTACAAATCTGTTGCATTCTTAAACAACGTTTGCATTTCTAATTCAAAACCTTGAACTAAAAATTCATCTAAGTCATCAGTAGAATTTTGACGATTCTTTTCATCTTGTTTTCTCAGTTTAGGTAAAGGTATTTCACCCAAATCTGTACTCTTAGCATATCTCTGAGAAAATTCTTGAAATGTAAAACTACGATGTCTTAATATTTGTGCAGCAATAGCACGGGTAGTTTCAATCTCCAATGTCATAGAAGATTGTTCAAAAACACTCCAATGATTATGTTTGATACAGTACTTTAATAGTCCTGCATATTTTTCATTGTCCTGATTGGAAGGATTAGATACTCTGGCGACATACGCCATGAGTTGCTCCGCATTAGGAGTAACAGTAACAAGTTTTACATTCATTATTCAGAATCTTCAAAAATTTCATCGTATGATGCTGTCGAAACAGAGTATGATTCGGATGTTCTATCTCTGGTATAAGAAGAAGCATCTTCTTTAATTGCATCTTCTAAACTCTCAGCTAATACTCTAAGATTGTGTGCAATTTCTTTAACTTTCTGGTAATTCATTATCACCTCCATATTTGTCAAGTAGTTCTGAGATTCTTTTCTCAGTACCACTCAAATTTTGAATTTCATAAAAATTAGTCTTCATATATTTCTTCAATTTTTTATATTCTTTAGTCAATTTATTCACTTCATTCCAATCAACTTTAACACCTTTTTTCTTATCCCCACCACCAAAACCAAATCCAATGTTACTACTCATTTTCTTCTCTCTCCTTTTTTCTTCTTCTTTTTGGTTTTGCAGGTTTATTAATACCCCACAACTTTGGACTCATTGTTCCAGGCCCAAAATCAAATGCAACTATTGAATTTGCACCAAACTTATCATAATACATGTCAAAAAGATTAACTTTACTTTCTGATCTGGTAATATCTTTTTGAATATTACCTTCAGCATTTTTGTAAGTTACGACATAAGCATCTGTTGGAAGATACTTATTTGACATTTGTTCTTGATTTGCATTTTCAACAAGGAGTTCTGTACCATATTTGTTTTTTAAATCTTCTTTTTCTTTAGGACTCCATTGTATTGATGGTTTAGACTTTTCTTCGGTTTTAACCTTTGTCATTTTAACCTCCTCTTCCACCCCATTCAATGTCAGGGAATGCTTCTGATACAACTGCTTTGGTTATCTTATACTTATCAGTTAGTTTCTTATCTTTCATCAAACATATTACTTCTGCTTCATCTGCATGAAGACCTTCTAATAATTGTAAGAATAATTGTTCTCTCTTTACTGGTTTAAGAAAATCATTACCACCTTTAATAAAGTTATAAAGAACTTTATGTTCATGTGCTAAGTAAGTATGTTCTGTACCTGCAGGTGCTTCATTCTTATCAAAAGGAACAGGCCCTTCTGGTAGAACAGACACAACAGTATCATCAAATTGCCAAATAAGAACGGACTTTAAATGTAAAGACTCATTCTCCTTTAATACTTGAATTTTCTTTGCTTTAGATCTCTGTTTGGAAACCTTAGCAAGTACCTCACTTAAAAGTGGATTACTGGGTAATCTAGCGTCACCAAGTTCAGGATGTGTTTCAGTCATAGTCATAATAGTTAATCTTCTTCGAATTCTCCCTCATCAGATATGAGGTTCTCTACGCCTTCAAAACGAAATGAAATAATTTCATCTGGAACAACATTTCCATTTTCATCAAACATTTCTGGATGTAAAAGAGGAATTGTTGTTGTTTGAACGTGTTGTTGATATAACCAACCTATTATACCACCAACACACAGAAAAAGCACGGATATTAATGCGCTAAAAGTTAAAGTGAGTGATAACATCTTCTCTCCTTTCATAGATTCTGTTTTGTCAAACTTTTCTGGCGTTTGCTTCCTCCTATATTGTAACATAAGTTCAACGCCTTTATTTATTCTCGATTCTTGGCCTTCCCCGTTTTCGTTTTTTTGCGTATCGAGAGGCATCTTGTAAGATTCCATTTAAATAATTCCTAATTTTTCTCGCTTCGGGTTTCGGTACATGACCATATCCTTCACGTAATTGTTTATGATCACTGTCATTACCACCTTTAATATACTCATCTAAATCAACAATTAATAATGCTAACTCAGAAGCAGTACTACTTTTATTAAATTCACTGATTTCTAAACCAGTTATATTAGATGATTTCAAATATTCATAAAAATTTAATGTAAACTTACGTTCCATGAATGCATAATCTATAGCTTGTTCTACGATTGCATAAATGTCATACATTTAAATTAGTTTCTTTTCTTGAAGGTATTTTATTGTGTCTGTACAACCACCTATCAATTTACCATCTACTAACACCTTTGGAAATCCACTTTGGTCACCAAATTCTTTTGTAAATTGTTCTTTTGTAAATTGATGGCCCAGTTTATAGACTCGATATGAAAGTTTGGAATATTCTAAAACTTGTTCTATTTTAGAACAATAAGAACAACCATCTTTGGAGTATATAGTGAAATTCATTTTTTATTATTCATAAGTAAAAGTCTTCTTCTTAACTAATGTTTCATTATCACCACTTCTACCTGGTCTCATTTTTCCTACTTTAAATCTTTTTGCATCTTTACCTTGGCTATCTTTAAGTCCACCTTTTCTAGTTGATGATAATGTACCAGTTTTTTTAGTCTGAGTAAGAACAGAATCCTGTCCATACTTTTTACCAAGTGCTTTCACTGCTTTCTTAAATTTTCTCTTACCTTTTTTACCAGAAGTAACAACATGACTCCTTTCTTTTACCTTTCTTTCTTTACCAGTTTTATCATCTCTTTCTGTATATCTGCCAGTGACCTTTGTAGCGCCTGGCAACCCCTTTCCACGAATATCACGGTCTAATTGTTTAGCACGTGCTTTATTCTCCTTTGGAGACTTGTCTCCTCTACTTCCAGATAGGATAGCAATTCCACCCTTATCCGCTTTACCTTTAATTCTACTAAGACTACTCTCGTCTATAAATTGTTTAAACGTCTTCATCAGAAAAAGATTTTTCAACTATTTATTTTCATACTTTTTTATGCTTTCCTCCCATTCTTTCATACTGCTTTGACAGTTGGGTGGTTCAGGGTCTGGTGGTATCCCCTTCATCCTTTTCCATTGTTGATGCATCGCTTGGAGTAACCAACTTTGACTTAGGGATTTCGGGCCCTCGGTCAATAATTGGATTTGAAATTTGGATAGACCAGCCTTCATCTCCAAATACTCCTTCCTCCACCCGTCTAACCACGGTTTTGTTTCTTCGGTCATTTTCTTCCCATTGTTGGATAATTTGTTCTGATTGAAAATCGATATCACGCATAGTGTTCTCAATTTTAACATCAATCCACTTTTTTTTCAACCATGCGATAAGTCCTTGTGCCAGATAATTAATTGGAAACCTTTGTTTTTTTGCCCATCGTTCTGCCTTGGCATACCAAGGATCTACTCCAGGCCCAAATTGTTTCTCAAAATTAACTTTCATTGGATTTTACGTTTTCCCAATCTTGATTGAATAATTCAACCCCCTTATCAGTCAAAATGTGATTATACATTTTATCAAAAATTGCAGGAGGCATGGTAACAATATCAGCACCTACACTAAAAGACTTAGATACACTATTTACATCACGAATAGATGCTGAAAGAACTTGTGTTCTTGCCATCTGTTCTCTGAATAAAGCAGAAATATTGGTAATTAAGTCAATACCATCAAATCCATTATCATCTACTCTACCAACAAAAGGAGAAATATAAGCAGCACCAGATTTAGCAGCTAAAATCGCTTGAGCAACACTAAAGACAAGAGTAACATTAACTCTAATACGTTCTTCTGCAAGAATTTTACAAGCTCTTAGACCTTTTCTTGTACAAGGTAATTTAATAGTAGTACATTCACCATACTTTTCTTTTAAACGACGACCTTCTGCAACCATATCAAGTGTTTCTTCAGCAACAATTTCCATACTGATGTCAAGAAGACCAATATCCTTAATTTTCTGATAAACATCTTCTGGTTCTTTTCCACTCTTTTTAATAAGAGTTGGATTTGTAGTTACACCGTCAATAAGACCTGTTTGAAAATATTCTTCAATAAGTGAAGTTTCAGCAGTATCAAGAAAAATTCGCATTGTTTTTTTTAACTCCTATTTGTGTTTTCTAATTGTTATCAATCTCTCTCTGGTTTTTGAGCGCCGTAAAAAGCTTTTCTTCTTTTCCAATCGGCATACATTCTACCAAAGACTATACCCTCATGAGATTTAATCTCAGCACCATCCAAGAGTTCTTTCTCTCTTTTACTGAGAGAAACTCCTTTCATAGTGGGATATTCTTTTTCCCATCCCAAAATCTCTTCAAATTTATCCATGATCAATCAATCCAAGATCTAAGCCAATTTATAAGTTTAAATTGTGTTCCTGTGATAATAAGTGCGGCAATCAACAAACCTGCCCACTCTACCCAGTTAAGTTGCATGAAGGAAAAGTATAACTGAACTAATTATATCATAAAAATCCTGTGGCGCAAAAAAATACCCCGATAATTTTTCGGGGTATTTTGGAATTAAAAAGCGAATTTGGTTTCAGCTATTCTTGCATAGCACTACCATTTCTCCAATTAGGATTAGACTTACCCATTTGTGTAACGTCACATGATACCTTACACTCAACAAGTTTCTTATTGTCTAAAGCCTTAAGAACTCTAGCCATATCCACTGGTGAAAGTTCACCGTTATCTGACCATTTTAAGGTTGAAAATGTCTCTTGGTGTCGGTTCATGCCCCCCATTTTTGAAGTATACAGTATATATTATATGGAAATCCTAACAAATGGTCATTTCTTTATATTGTCTTTCGGTTTACTTAACATAAAAATAAAAAAGACCCCTAAATAGAGGTCTTTTTGTAATATTTAATTTTTAGGAGTCATCTTATATGCACCAAAAGCAGCACCAGATACGGCTGCAAGGATGAATAGAATTTCCATTTATCCAACTGATGGAGCAACAAGTGCAACTTCTGTTGACTCTGCAGCTGCAAGGTCAAGTGGGAAGTTGTGAGCATTACGCTCGTGCATTACTTCCATACCAAGGTTTGCTCTGTTAAGAACGTCTGCCCATGTAGGAACAATCTTTCCACCTGAGTCTACAATAGACTGGTTGAAGTTAAATCCATTCAGGTTGAATGCCATTGTACAGATACCCATAGAGGTTAACCATACACAAACAACTGGGAAGACAGCAAGGAAGAAGTGAAGACTTCTACTGTTGTTGAATGATGCATACTGGAAGATTAATCTACCAAAGTATCCATGAGCAGCAACAATGTTATAGGTCTCTTCTTCTTGACCGAACTTGTAACCGTAGTTTTGTGATTCTAATCCAGTTGTTTCACGGATTAGAGAAGAAGTAACAAGTGAACCATGCATAGCACTGAATAAAGCACCACCGAACATACCTGCAACACCAGCCATATGGAATGGATGCATTAGGATATTATGTTCTGCTTGGAATACGAACATGAAGTTGAACGTACCTGATATACCTAAAGGCATACCATCAGAGAATGAACCCTGACCAAATGGATACACTAAGAATACAGCAAATGCAGCAGATACTGGTGCTGAGTAAGCAACACAGATCCAAGGACGCATTCCTAATCTGTAACTAAGTTCCCATTGGCGTCCCATGTAAGCTGAGATACCAATAAGGAAGTGGAAGATGACGAGCTGATAAGGTCCGCCATTGTAGAGCCATTCATCAAGAGTGGCTGCTTCCCAGATTGGGTAGAAGTGGAGTCCGATTGCATTGGAGCTCGGAACGACTGCTCCTGAGATGATGTTGTTACCATACATTAAAGAACCAGCTACTGGTTCACGAATACCGTCGATATCGACTGGAGGTGCAGCAATGAATGCAACGATATAGCATGTTGCTGCGGCAAGTAGGCAAGGAATCATAA